TCATCCAAAAAGATAATGATCTTCGGACCACATGCCATGTGCTTCCACCCCCTCACCCAAAATATACATTAATCCCAATTGCCTGTAAATGGAAATTTTGTTATACAGAGGAACCATGAAGTATAATGCGTTAACACTGCTCACACGTTTACAACCGTTTCTTATAATCTGACACTCCAATGCCTACCACCCCCGCTACGATAGGAAATATCGTTGGTCCAAAAGGTGCAGGTGCCGCAGTGCAAACCACTACCAAGCTTTCTAAAGTAGTAAAGTGGTTAAAGGTGGAACAGTAGCAACTCATATCAATAAAGGGATAAACAAAGGAAAAGCCTATATCAATTCTTTCATTAAAAGTAAGAATGATCTTGCACTTGTCGGGATTGCTCAAGACATCGACAATACGTATAGCGCAAAAAACACTCCTCTGCTAAAAAGTATTATTGGAGATAAATCGGTAAGACTGATGAAGAGTTATTACAGAGGTACAGATAAACAAGAAGATACGTGCTTCTTCTAGTTTCACTGATAGGCCAACTGCAGAAAGAGTCGCTAATGAAACATTAACTAAACTATAAATAGGAAATTAAACAGTGGTTAAATAGTGATATTGACGATACATTACCGTTGCCTTACAGAGGAAACCGAAGTTATAGGATGAGAAGTTCGTAAATGTTCAAATGAAGTTAAAAATATGACTAACGCTAGAATAGTATTAAAGAAAAATAAAGATTGATGATATAACTCCATTAGAATGGCTTGAGCAAGTCATTGAACAAATTAAAGAACACCTTAAAACATTATAGATATAAAAGGAGCCCCTCTTATTGAAGAGGGCTTCTTTTATTGTTTCAATATACCTTCAGTCATCATCTGCATAGCGGTCAACATCTTGAAAAAAAGATCAACAGCCCATCTGTGCTTTTTGCTTGCCTTGATTTCACCGGAACGGATTTTCTCAGCGTATGACCACACCCGTTCTATGAGAATTTCGGCAGTAATTTCTTGCATTACATGCGGCCTCCGAACCGTTCTTCCTCTTTTGACTTCGGTTTCCCATCATCTTTTTTCGGGATGACGAGTTTACAGCGAGAGGAAATGGTCAGTCCTAAATCGCTTGAAGCTTGCCGGCATTGTTTAAACAACTTGTCTTGGTTTATCAATAGTTCAGAATAGTCATCATTCGGAACAACCTTTTCTTCTTCTCCTATTACATTCCCTTCATCGTCAAATTTTCTAACGATCACTGTTTTCATCGGACCCCGTTCAAGCAATTGCTCTGTTACTTGCAAATATAATTTCCGGGCAAACAAAAAACGGGCAAGCGCATCAACATCTAAATTGGTCATAATCCCGATGTTTTTCAGCTCGTCCGCTATCTTTTTAAACTCTCTTTTTAAGTCTTTTGGTAAATATGACGGAGCTTTTACTTTGTCGCTTGGTGCCTTTATTTCCTGTGCTCGACGCTCCTCAATCTCTTGCTGCGTCAGGTGTTTCCTCCCTTTCACCAGTAGCAAGTCGACAGGTTGCCGCGGTCTAGCCATTCCCTCACCTCCTTCCGAATTTTCATTTAGGGAATTTTTCAAAATGGGAAGGGGAGCGCGGTCTCCGGCGTTCATCCCTCAGAGATTTTAGGGTGGGGGGTGCTCATTTTCTCTTTCAACTGCAGCATGGCGGCTTCTAATTTCTTTTGTTCTTCTGTTAATTTCTTTGTATACAGATCGAATGCTGTTTCCTTTTTCATCGTTGCACGAAGAGCAAACAGTTTCTTTACCTTCTGTTGCATACGTCTTATGTCAGCATTGGTGTAATAGGATGTATACTCAGTCCGACACCGAGGACACTTGATATTGCTCACGGATGCCGTCGTCATGCTTCCTGACCTTTGAGCACCCTCTGACCAAGAGCATTGTTCCACATTCATCACACATGCACGTTTGATGTTCTGTTCCCAAATCCTCCATCCTCCTTCGCTGTCTTTCTGCTGTGGCACGGCGCACATAAGGGTTGCCAGTTGCCTGAGTCCCAAAAGAGTTTCTTGTCTCCTTTATGCGGTTTGATATGATCGACTACTGTTGCCGGCACCCGTCTACCTTCCATCATGCACGATACACAAAATGGATGCTTTGACAGGTAGCCAAGACGTGCCTGCCTCCACTTGCTGTTGTACCCCCGTTTGGTAGCGGACTCCCGGTATTGATCATAGGCTGGTTTAGTTCGCATGTGCTGTTCGCAGTAACTTTCTCGAGTCAGGTTAGAGCAACAGGGTTCACCACAAGGTTTTAATGATTTTAGCATTCTATCACCTGCGTAAATAAAAATAGACCTCCAAAAGAGGCCTGTCATACTAGAAATCCATTTCCTTAATCATTCGATCTTGCTTTGAGGTTAATTTATTTTGAAGTTCTATATATATTTGACTTAACTCCTCAAAAAAGTTTACTTCCAATTGGTCTACGTTATCCTTTAGTTCTTGTATTTTTTTACTTAATTTATCTAAATCCCCATTAAAATCACCTTGCATATATTCATGACCATGTTCGTTATGAAATTTTTGGGTTAAAACTTCTGCAGTATTGTAATACTTTTCGATAGCAATGATTTTTTCTTTAAACTCAATCCAAATTTTATATCCTTCACCATCTACAAATATAAGTTCATCTTTAAATTTCTCTAAGTAATCAACTGTAAACTCTTTATATGAATCTCTTTTTTCTAATTTTAATTGTCCAGTCAAAGAAAAAAAGTATCGATCATTTATATAATTGTTGTGCCTAACTCCCCGAAGTTCAAATTTATTAATCATATCAACATCTGTTATTACCTTATCAAGCCTATATAGTTGTTTTGGTAATTCATTTCTGTAGTATAAATCTTCATTAGCTTTGATTGTCTTTTTAACACCTATAAATGTTATACCTCCTCCAATTATTGCACCTATAAATGCAATACAGGCAGATAATATTGTGGTATCAATTTCACCAAAGAAAGCTTTAGTTACACCAGCATAAATTATAAGATCAAATAGTATTATCGAAAAAATAATAATCCAAAAAACATAATCCCAATTAATTTTTGTCGTTTGCTTATTCATTGCTTTCACTCCCACCATATATTATCGGCGAAAGAGAAGAAATAAGGAATAATTTGCGGAATTTGTCGAATTATTTACGAACAAGCTTACATCTTGTTTCAACGAACAATTTAGTTTATTCAGGAACCGACATATCATACAAAGCTGCTCCCTTTTCTCCTTCATAGCATCCAAGAGACACAAGTGTTTCTATAAATGGCAGCTTACTTTCCTTAATCACGGCACTACCTCCATAATAGAATATTTAGTACATAGTTTTTTAGGGATAAATTCCAATGAAAAGGCGCCCTCCTAATTGGGAAAGCGCCTGTCGATTTATTATCTATTACCATGATACCTTACTTAAAAAGAAATGGTGTGCCTTTATCCTGCCAAGTTTATGCCATTTTATTATTTATCATTAATAAATCTTAAGTACTTCATTTCCTTTATTCTATCTTTAAAAATCAACAAACTTATTGTAATCATGCATAATGATATTACTAACATTATTATGTTATATAATAACATGGCAGAACGAGAAACAGATTCTATTGAATCCCGACTACCAATACCAGCTATCATTAATCCTTGTATTAGCGCAGTCCACAATATAAACGTTTGAGTGCGTTTCTCTAAAGTATTGTCTGTATAATTTTTAAAAGAGTTTACACCTTTAATAGTACCTTTTATTTCATGAGGACCGGTGTTATCTGTATGTAAAACCTCTATTGCGGCCCCATCTCCGGGATCTAAATAGTCAAATTCTATGTACAATATATTAAGCTCATTGGCATTATGTTTAACTGATATGTCATTTGTAAATTTAGTTTGATTTAGGATTGACGCAGAAATAATCTCTTCATCGCTACTAACTTCAAATCTTATAGGATCTTTCACGGAAGTATCTTGACCATTAATTGTTTGGTTCCCATTATTTCTAATTTTGATTATTGTATTAACTAATTTATTAACAGACTTACCTTTAACCGTAATCTCAATATCTTCAGTTGCAAAATTGTCTTTTCCAACAACTCTACGAGTATTTAGCAAATATGCAAAATCACGTTTGATTTTTCCCTTTGAATAGAAATAAAACGAAATGAAAATACCAATTATTATTCCGATAACTCCTATCAACGAACCGACCCATCCTTGACTAAACAAATCTATAAATTTCTCCATAAGCAAACACTCCCAAAAACATAAATATTATTAATACATATTAATTCCAATCATGGCAACAAAGATTTATCTCCATCTATTCGGATCGACTGAACTCTTTATAATTTGTCATTTTCTGCTCCTATATAATGCAAAAAAATAGACCACGGCTTATGCGCCCGTCGTCTTAATTTTTCCTTGATCATGCAATACGTAATCAGAAGGGTGGAATATCTTTATGTCTTTAACCCATTCCAATTCAATTTCGTTATCCGAATAATTTTTAAAATTATGGATACTATAATCACTGGAAATACAATACTCAGCTTTTCCATCAATCGCGCATTCTAAAAACATATTATCATTCGGATCAACGCATGAGGTAATTTGGGTACTGGTTTTTATTTTTGTAGCATTCAAACTAAATACGCTTACTGCTCTCAAATACTTTTTGGGGTTAAATGAAACTTTCTGTTTCGGAGAATTCTTTGCTTTTTCTAATAAGGCATAAACGACAATAAAAAGTTCCTTTGCCATTTCCTCCGTCATAAGCAAATCAAGTCACCTTTTTTTAGTTTTCTAATTATATACTCTGGATCCTTATAACCTCTGATCAGCCCATCTACTAATGTAGAGGTGTCTATAACTGCTTTTACGGTCATGTTATCTTGGCAAACTCCCTTGCTTGAGAGATTATATCCTCAATCTCTCCATCCTCAAACAGATCATCAGCCAACAGTTCCCCCAATTCCTGTAAGGCTTCAATTGATTCTTGAAATTCAGCATGTCTTTCAGTAATTACTTCTTGTTCACAAGATTCATTTTCTCAAAGAGCTTCTAAAACCTTCATCATCCATTCCTCCTTATGATGATGTGACAACACAATCCCTCCTTTCTGACTTGTCGGCCAAATTAAAGAACAAGTTGGATAGTAAAGGATATGGCTGTCCGTATGAAAAATATACCACCTAGGAGTGGCAAAATAAACAAATATGTGGATTCCGATGTTATTTTTTTACTATGGTTACCCACAAATCCACGAATTCCCCATATGTTTTATACTGTGCAACTCGTCGAACTGAGCCAACCCCTTGTCCTCTCTGTTTTTAACCAATATCCCTAAAATGAATTACACACCTGTTATTTTTGAGGAATTGACGAAAAATGCAAAGAAAAAGACCCATCCTTATTGTTTTGGATGAGCCTGGTTATATTTTAAATTTCTTCATAGCGTTGTTCATGGCGTCTTGATTGATTCCGATATACCGCAAGGTTGTCCGTTGATCCGAGTGATTAAATATCTCCTGCAGCATGGCAACGTCCTTCGTTTGTTTGTAAAAGTGATAGCCAAATGTTTTCCTCAATGTATGAGTGCCGATGTCATCTAAACCAACATACTCAGCAGCCGCCCTGAGAATCTTGTATGCCATCGACCGGGAGATTGGCTTGTTAATCCCTTCACGGCTTTTAAAGAGAAATTCATGATCCTCTTTCCCTTCGACATAGGCCTTAAATTCTCTTTGAAGAGCTGGCGTCATATCGATTCTCTTTTTCTTTTTCGTTTTCTTCTCTATGAGATTGAAATAAGGACGTTTGGCGTCTCTTACTCTCAGCTGCAGAATATCTGATATGCGGAGCCCTGAATTGATACCGGTCACGAATAGCATATAATTCCTCATGTTTTGCTCTTTTAAAAACCTCTTGATGTAAAAGATGCATTCCGGATCACGTATAGGCTGAACAAAATTCATTAAGAAGCCGCCCCTTTCTTGTAGACTTCTTCTCTCAGAGCAAACGCCAGCCGATAGAAAGCTTTTGCTTTTATACGATAATAGCTGCGCTGACTCAAGCCCATTTCTGCATATACCTCATAATCATACATTTCTTCCGATTGCATATAGAGCATGACAATGATCTGCCGTTCTCTTTGAGAAAGCCGGTTAACAGCCCTTTGAATCCTTTTTAAGAATTTGTCACGCTGAATCTCCCAATCAAGACGCTTTAATGCTGCCTCTTCTGTTGAGGAATGAAACTCATTCGTGATACTTGGCGGAACAATGCTATAAGTAGGTGTAACCTTTGGCAAAAAATCATCTGGCACCTGTAAGAGATATAACCGGTATTGATCCAGCAGCTTCTCTGCTTTTAATTTAGTCGCTTCTTCGTCAATCTGAGGAATGTTTAATGTTAATTGATTCATATTTTTACCCTCCCATTTGTTTACGTCTTAAAGCCCCGCCTTTGCCTCTTTCCAATGTTTCCCTATATTGGACCCATCATTTGCCGCCAAAACCGTTCAGAACGCTCCTGCTCGTTTTTATTGGGCTTTTTCTTCCTCTTCTTCATGACGTCCCTCCGCTCAAATAAAAAACGGACACCAATCAAAGTACAGATTTTTCTGTACAGTGATTAGTGTCCGCAGGCATCTCCATCTTGGACTTAATTATATCAGGTTTAACCATCTCGATAGGTGTGTTATATAGTTCTTCTTTCCTCTTGATCATAGTTTTAGTGCATAATCTATGGTCATTTTTATTTCCTAACAAGACAGTCTCTTTATTTATTGAATATAAAATATACCATTTTTCTTTTTTTTCATCTTCTATATAAACAATTTGTTCGCTTGACCATTTAATAATTTTGGAAATAGGTTTTAAAATAAAAGGAATTGGAAGCGTAAATAAGATTAAAACAAGCATACTCCACCCAAAAACTTTCAGGTTAAACTTATCCTTTTCCGAAAATGGTATATCTATAATGAAGCTATAAAGCTCCATATAAAAAAGTATTAAACAAATCATAAAAACTAAAACAAATAAACCTTTACATAGTCTACTAGACTTGATTTTTGAAAAAGCTCCTTCATTTGTTATTTTCACTACACCCCATATAATTCCACCAAAAAATACAATGACATAGGAATAAAAATCATTAGGTCCAGGTATAACATCCCTAAGATAAAATGTTGTTGGATATAAAACAATCACCCAAAATAACGTATTCAAAATATGTTTAATTACTTTCAAACTAAACACTTGTTCTTTTGAAAACAACCTCTGTTCAACAACATTCGAAGAAAAAAGAGTAATAGGGTTTAAAATTCTAATCAGATACAAAGCGAGACCAACTAGCAAAATAACGTAGCTAGGCACTTCAAAATAACTTAATAATTCACTTAAATTTTTTTCCATTTCAATCTTCCCACTTTCCACAATTCAATATTTTCCTATTCATCCTATTTTATCAACTTATAATCTCCTCCTCAACGCCCATGCTGCGGCCGCATTTCGGGCAGCGTGCACCTGGGCGAATTTTTATATCTAATTCGTTGTGACCACATTCAGGGAAGTTGCATTCGATCATAAAACAAGTTTATAAATAATTAACATTTATTTACAAGGAAAATAATTACTTTCGTTGAATCCTTATGGTGTAACACAAAAATTCAAAAGGAGTGTTTAAAATGAATTTCAAGAAAACAGCTGTTTCTGCTTTATCGATTTCTGCTTTAGCTTTGTCAGTTAGTGGTGTAGCATCTGCTAAGGAAGTAAATAACTCTCCGACACAAATTCAAGAAGCTAAGCATGTTTCTGTCTCAGATAAAATTTCTATTCAGAGCTATTCTGTTACCCTCTATCTTCAGGAAGGGCCAAATCAACATGAAATTAGAGAACCGCTAGCCACAAGCTTTGCAAGTGATAATTCGTATGTTGCATCTGTATCTTCTAGAGGGATAATAACCGCTAACCACAAGGGCAATGCTACGATTACTCTCTTTAAAAGTAATGGTTCTGTATTAGGTGCTGTTTACGTTACTGTTGAGTAAAAATTACGAGGGGACCTTCCCCTCTCTCATCTTTTCGAACCCGTCATCCCCTATTCCCAGCCGACAGCGATTGCAAAGAATAAAACCATTACCATCGCCCCAATGAGCCAGCCATTCGTCTTGTCTCTTTTTGCAATAATTGCGTCATTGCCTATTATTTTCAGATCATCAGCCTGAGCAACGATCATAGGCACTTCCTCGACATTAACCTTTAAATGTTCCGCCGCCTGCCCAACTGTCATCGTTTCGTCTTTCGTGGCTTTGACTGCCCGCTGAAGCTCTACTTGTAAAGGAATCATTCCTCAGCACAATCCTTTTGCCAGTCAGCAATGATCTTTTTAGATTTCTCAGATATTGAATACAGATAGGCATTTGTATAAAACGTTCTTTTGCTTCAAAGAAAGCACGGTCAAATCCGAATCTTGAGAAGTGAACCGGTATGTCCTGACCCTCGGAATGCTTTTGTATAAAGTCCCGCACGCTGTAGAATCGCTGTGTATCCGCTACTGTTGATTCCCCAAAACAAATGAACACTGCCGCCGAATGTCATGTCTCTATGTCTAGTGGTTAAAATCAGATATTCTTTTATTTCGCGTTTCTCATGAGCTTGCTTCAATTCCCCATTTAGCCGCTGAATCTCTTCTTGTGCCTGCCGGAATTGATGTACCGTAACTTCCTGCTGGCGCTTGTTTTCCTCGATGATTTCCTGCTGCTTAACAGACAGTTCAGTCCGATCAATCAGAAAATCAATATGCTCTTTAGCCATCCAGTATTGATCAGTTGGCTTAGCATTTTCATAGCCTTTCAGTTTTGAAATACGCGCTTTAATTTCCTGTAATTTATCCATGTCTGTTCCTCCCTTATCGCAGAGAAGACCGGCCCCTCTGCGTCACATTTTATAGCCGATCTCAAAATCAATTCTGGAGAGATTACCTTTTGACGTTTGTACGATTGTTTTACCGTGCTCCGGCATTTCCGTTAATTTGAATGATCTATTGTTTCCGTCAATCACAATGACGTAATTTTTGTCATTTTCAATTTGATTAAGTACCTGTTCCAGATTTTCTATATGTTTTGGACAGTTCTACGGGTGACGTCTACTAGATGACTGTTATCACATCCAATCGTTCATTGGGAAAACTTGCAGCTTAGTCTATGGTTCTTCTGTTGGGATGGTTGGATGTTTTTTTATATAGTCCAAACGCTCCTCTTTCGTCGTAATCCATGTAATGACTTCCCTATGCTGACGTAAGTCTTTATTTTCTACAGTCAAGATGACTTCAAATGTTTAAATTCTTATCACTGAAAGAACACAATAAAAAAGCATTAAGTTATTCCGAAGAATATCTCAATGCTTGAAATGTGTAGACAAAATATAGAAAAGGTTATATTGCCCTTCACCAAACCCCG